GACTTAACAAATAGGCTAAATGTTCATTACTTTTGCAGACTTAGCAAAGCTGAAAGGCGTTAGTAGATCAGCGGTTTCGCAGAGAAGGCAAACGGGAATATTAAAGGATGCAATTGTTAAGGTGAACGGGCGGGAGTTACTTAACAAAGATGATGCGGTGAGATTATGGGATCAAAATAGTGTTCCAGCTCCTAGACCGATAACGGCGCAGACAAAAAAAGAATTAAAGAAACAAGTTGATGGAATGGCAGCCGATGAGATCCCAGATTTCAATATTTCACGTGCGAAGAAAGAGTTCTATACAGCAGAACTAGCAAGGATACAGGTTGAGCAACAAAAGAAAGAATTGATAAGTGCAAAGGAAGTTGAGAAAAAAAGTTTTGAAATGGCGGTTGGTATTCGTGAGGCATTTTTAACGCTACCTGATCGGGTTAGTAATTTATTTGCTAGTGAAACTGATGCGTCAGCAATTGATTCTGTTATGCGTCAAGAAATTCATAGTTGTTTAGAAAGATTTGTAGAGGCAGCATGAACCCATTTCAGAAAGGATTTATAGAGGGCATTATTCCACCCAAACCGATGACGGTTAGCGAATGGAGTGATAAACATCGAAGGTTAAGCAGTAAGGGAAGTAGCGAACCGGGGCCGTGGCGAACAAGTAGAACACCTTATTTGAAAGAGCCAATGGATTGTTTGTCGGTGACTAATACCGATGTTGAAAGAGTTGTCTTGATGTTTGGAAGCCAACTTGGAAAAACGGAAATGGGTATTAACTTCCTTCTTTATACGATTGATCATTGTCCGGCCCCCATCCTTTGTGTTGCTGCCTCGTTGGATATGGTTAAGAGAATGAGCCGTCAAAGGTTAGAGCCTGCCTTTGAAGAAACGCCAGTTATAAAAGCCAAGATTGCCCCGCAAAGATCTAGGGACGCGAGCAATTCAATGTTTATAAAAGAGTTTGCAAATGGGATATTACTTTTGACAGGAAGTAACTCGCCCGCCGGGCTACGTAGTGCCCCAGTTAGATATTTATTTCTTGATGAAATTGATTCATACCCTATAGATGTCGCAACCTCTGGGGGGGTTAGTGAAGGTGACCCATGCGAATTAGCTATTAAGCGTACTTCGACTTTTAGCCGTCGCAAAATACTAATGACAAGTACACCAACAACAAAAGATTTCAGCAGGGTTGAAAATGAACTTAGGGCGTCAGATATGCGTAAATTTTGGGTTAAAGCACCTTGTTGTGGAAAATATCAAACGCTTGTTTGGGGTCAAATGAAATGGGAAAACCGCGATGCTTCGACGGCTAAATACGAGTGCGTACATTGTGGAGAAAGATTTGATGAGACACATAAAACATCAATGCTCAGAGAAGGGGAATGGAGGGCAGAAAAGCCGATGACAAGAAAGACAGCAGGTTTTCAAATGTCAAGTCTTTATTCACCCGCGGGTTGGTTAAATTGGCCTGAATTAGTTGAAGAATTTCTAAGATCAAAAGATGACGCGCCTTTATTTAAGACCTTTGTTAATACTCGTTTAGCTGAAACATTTGACGAAAGCTATCAATCCCAATTATCAGCCGAGGCACTATTAGAACGGTGCGAAAAATATATGCCCGGAACTATCCCGGAGGACGTTTTGTTTTTGGTGGGTGGTGTAGATATTCAGGGTGGAGGAGGAACAAAAGACGAACGTATCGAAGTTAGTACTTGGGGGATAGCTCCAGACGAACACATGTATTTAATTCAGCATGACGTTATCTATGGCGATCCAAATCAAGGGACGGTATGGGAGGGGTTAGATATATTACTGACAAATGAATATGAACATCCAAACGGCGGTAAGTTAAAAATTGAATGTTGTGCAATTGATACAGGTGGTTTAGCAACGCAGGCCGTTTATAACTATTGCCGTCAACGTCAAGGGCTAGGGGTAATTGGAATTAAAGGAAGCAGCCAATCAGGAAAACCAGCAATCGGGCGCGGTTCACGGGTTGATCTTAATTACAGGGGTAAGGCAATAAAAAAAGGTGTAATTGTTTATATGGTTGGTTCAGATACGATAAAAGACGTTTTGTTTGCTAGACTAAAATTCAATGACAAACTGCATTTTCACGCACAAACGACGGAAGAATATTTTAAACAATTTACAGGTGAAAGACGGGTATTAAAGAAAAACGGTAGAGGTACGGAATACGTTCAGAAAAAGAATCAAAACGTAGAGGCGTTGGATACTGCTGTTTATGCTTATGCAGCCCTTAATCATCTCTATCAACGCTTTCCTCGCGGTAAAATCTATCAAATCTTTGCTAATCGACTCTTAAAATCGCTTAATTCAACTAAGGAAAATACGCTAAACTCTAAGAAACCTACGTCTAAGCAGGGTTATGTTCACAAATGGTAAGGGGTTGCGATGAGTATTCCGGCAAGCTTTCGTTCAGGCTCAACTATTAAATGGCGTGATGATGCTGTTTCTGATCCCTTTGGCGAACCCATGCAAAGTACCGATGGATGGGCGTTAAAGTATTACATTCGGACAAATGCAGCATTAGGACATACCGCAACAGGAACCGCATACGGAACAGGTTGGGAATTTACTATTAGCGCTACGTCAACAGCGTCATTAACGGCGGGTGATTATTTTTGGCAATCAGAAGCATCGAAAGGCGCTGAAAAATATGAAATAGGAACGGGTCAATTAGAGATTTTGCAATCGCTTACCTATACAGGCAATGCAACCGCTATTAATGACAAGTCACAAATTCAACAAGATTTAGAAGCAATACAATCAGCAATTAGAACGTTAGTTAGTGGGGGTGTTGTTAAGGAATATTCAATTGGAGGGCGCAGCCTTAAGAAATATGAGTTATCGGATTTGATGACTTTAGAGAGTCGATATAAGTTCCAATTAAAGAGAGAACAAAAGGCGCAAGATATTGCAAACGGTCTAGGTAATCCACATCAAATTTTAGTTAGGTTTTAATCATGGGAATTGCAAACGCTTGGCGTGAATTGTGGAGGCCTAACCCTTCGACAATAGAAAAACCTGTTAAGCAACGTACTTATGCAGGGGCGCAAATGAGCCGCCTTACTAGCGGTTGGGTTACGTCAACTAACAGCGCAGATAATGACATTAAAGGTAGTTTGAAAAAGCTACGGAATAGGTCAAGGCAGTTAATTCGCGATGTTGATTATTGCAAAAATGCAGTTAGAGCGATTACTGACAATGTTGTTGGTACTGGTATTAGGTTGCAATCGCAAATCAGGCAACAACGAGGCGGTAAATACAATCAACGTTTAAACGATCAAGTCGAAAAAGCGTTTGAGGAATGGAGTCATGCGGATTCATGCGACGTAGCTGGAAAACTTTGTTTTAATGATCTTTGTCGGTCAGCGGTTTCAAACTGGGTTGAATCAGGGGAAGTATTTATAAGAATTATTAGAGGTAAAACATTTGGTAATAGCTCTATTGCATTAGCTCTTCAATTGTTAGAGAGCGATATGGTTGACGAGGATTATCAAGGTAAAGCGCCTAAAGACCATGAATGGCGAATGGGTGTATTAGTCGATAAATGGGGTAGACCTAAAAAGTACGCTGTATTTTTGAGACATCCGGGGGATACCTTGTTTGTTGGTACGCCTGCTAATCAAAAACGTCATATCTTTATTGATGCAAAAGATGTAATTCATTTAGCCAAATTTGAAAGACCCGGACAAACTCGCGGGGTTCCTTGGTTATCCTCTGCGATCCAACGGATGCACCATTTAGAAGGATATGAACAGGCAGAAATAATTTCTAAGCGTATTAACTCGGCTCAAACCGCATGGATACAAAGTCCAGAGGGTGAACTAAGTGGCGACGATGTTATTGACGGCGAAAGAGTGTATGACCTTTCACCCGGTCAGGTGAATTTCTTATCACCCGGCGAGACTGTTCACGTTCCAAATTTAGATAATAATTCGGGTCAATTTGAACCATTCTTAAGGGCAATGTTAAGGGCGTTGAGCGCTGGTATTGGTGTTAGTTATTCAACCTTGTCTAGAGATAGCAGTCAGTCAAATTACAGTTCTAGTCGATTAGATTTGTTACAAGATCAGGAAGCGTTTAAGGCGATTCAATATCAATTAAAGGAAGTTTTCTTAGAAGTAATTTTTAAAGAGTGGCTAGAAGTTGCTGTTTTATCTGGATCATTGGAATTACCAAATTACCAAATGCAACCGAAACTTTACCAATCGGCTCGGTGGATGTTTAAAGGCTATGGGTGGGTAGACCCAATGAAAGAAACGCAAAGTAATAAACTTGCAGTTGAAAGCGGTTTTAAACTTCAATCTGAGGTTTTAGCAGAACGTGGATTAGATCTAGAGGAATTTTTAACAGCTAGAAAAAATGAGATAGATATGGCACAACAATTAGGGTTAAATTTTGAGCCTCAGCTAAATACGCCTAAGCAGACTAAAGTAGACGAAACTAATACTCAAGATAACGACGATGAAACGTGATTTTGAAAACCAATTAGTTCAACGTGGTTTTGCGTTGGATGTAAGGGAGGTCGAAAAAGAAGATCGAACCCTTGAATTTCCGTTTAGTTCTGAAGAGCCTGTTACTCGTTATTTCGGTAATGAAGTTTTAGAGCATAGAGAACAAAGCGCAGATTTAAACCGTTTAAATGACGGTGCGCCCCTACTCTGGAACCATGATCCTGACAAGGTTATTGGCGTT